CCAATCTTTACCCGCTTTCGCGGCACCACCGTGGACGTTCTCTTTTCTCAAAAGAAAACGGCCAAGGAACGTCAGTACCTTTTGGGTACTACGCTAAAACGTATATCTTTATACGGTTATATGACCTTACTCCTGGGACAGTTGTCACGAGGAGTCCTTTCGTATAGCGGTGCTGTAGGCTCGGTCCCTCACGGGATGCGAACTCAAAAGCTGACGCTCGGAGTGATCCGAGCGAAGTTCCTAGGTCGTCTTGCGACGACACATAGGTGCTATAGACTGGGTAGACACGATCGCCCGGAAGGGTTGCCAACTCCTTCCTGGGTCGAAACGTGAATGTTTCGAAGGTATATCCACACCACCCCAAGCTACGTCCATGAGGACGTAAACTTGATTGGCCACCCAAAAGGTGGCCGTCGCCATAGCCGTCGGGCCCAAAGATGCGAATCTGAGGGCCGACGAATTTGACGATGGTAGCTGCCATCTCCTCGTCATTCTGCCTAACATAAAAGTTATGAAGGCGAAAGACGTCGAAGCAGGCTAAAGGACCCTTGATATAACAAGGGCGTATATCGATTCCCCGTAAGTAGTCACCACCGCAGGACTCCCGAAAGGGCCCCTCGGAAAATGACTTTGCTGCGTTAGGAACGAATCCCGTAACGGCGAGGAGAAAACACATCTCAGTGTAGGCATATGTGGGTATGATTATATCATCTCCATATACGCAAACGCGAGATATGTCGTGATCTTCGACGCACGCGCAAGCGAGCGCATAGAAGATCAGAGTCTCAAGGGGGAACGTGAAACCGTTACCCATACTTGAGAATTTCTCCAAATGCAACCTGACTCCACAGTACTCGACGTGGCTAGTACGGAGACTAGCCAGGAGGAAGTACCAATCGACAGGGAGCAAGTCATAGACGAGCTCTCTGCTAATTGTGTCGGAGGCAGAACTTAGGTCGAGAGTTGCAAGCTCTCCGGTGATTGACCCTTCGCGAGCAGCACGCTGATTGCGTGTTTGATCACGAATGTCAACACCAACCGAACGTAGACGATCGGCAATGTATACGCCGACCCCTGACTGAAACATAGTGTTCAGAGAGGGTTCGACGACGACTGGCCGATCTGTCTTAGCGTTCTTGGGGACGAAGACAAGTTTTCCGTCATGAAGGTGAACGGATACCTTTTTGGACTCAGTGTAGAGCGGGTTATCAGGGTCGTTCTCGTCAGGGTCAAAAACCCAGGCAGGAACTTCCTCAAGAGCCAACCCTACAACGGGGGCCATGTCTTCACTACAGGCAAAACCAGAGCTCAGCTTACGCCGGGCGCTAGCGTTTTTTCTTTTTACTTGCGTCGTTGCACCAGGTCCGAATCTGACTGAAAGGTCAGAGAACTTCGGAGCCTCGCCTAATATCGATGCGATTTTCCGCTGAGCCCTAAATAATAGGGACTCAACGCCGAGGGGAAAAGAAAATTTTCCCTCGCGCCTCGCTATAAAGGCAAGGTTCGTAGTCCGACATAAGTCTTCGGATTCTATGAACTTACGGACAGCAGCCTCTCTTCTGTTGACGCCTAGATCGATGTCAGAACGCTTTGAAAAGAAAGCAGTAATCTGACGAACGTTTAAGGCGTCACCAGTCGAGAGAGTGTGATAGTCCGGTTCATAGCTGCACAAACCGCGGATGTCTTTCTCAACTATGAGTTTTGACAAGGCGGCGCGTAGGTCCTTATCCAGGACACGTTCGCAGTGCAGGTGTGCGAGCTGTAATAGAAGCTCATCAGTTTCAATCGTCGTCGAAACTTCGTCCCAGCGTACAAAAGTGCGCATATTTGCTCCATAAGAGTAGGGGATAAAAACAAAGCCAAATACGCTGTGAAGCGTACCCTCTGTGCAAGACAGAGGAGGCTTATGGCCAGCGACCTGATAAAGGGCCGCTGGCTCAGCTCAGTGCCTCAAGTAGGGGCAACGAGCTGATCGAAGAGTTCCGGCAGGGGACCGGTAGCCACAGGGGCAACACTTGTAGAAATGTTGCCACATAGGTTAACGGCCATCTGACGGACCAGACGACGACCAGTGATGTCAGCTCGCTGATGAAAATAACCGATAGTTACAACGGTATTTTCATACGCCACCTTGGGGGCGGCAGTGTAGCCGGCAGCATTCTGATTGAGAATCGCTTCCATAACGGGAACGACTGTCCGCTGCTCTACCTTGTACGTGCCGGATTTCAGCAGCTCGATTGACATCGAGACTGAAACCTGAGCGTATACAGGGAGAGAAGCCAGAGCTTCACGCCAGAGAGCAGTAACTTTACCCTTTTCACGGGTAACAGAAACAGCTTTCAAGGTGTGAGAGACTGGCGTTGCAGCACCGTCAAAGACGGTAATATCGGCAATTTGCGACATAAACTTCCTAATTAAGACGTCGGATGGAAAGGACCGACGAATGTTTATAAACGCAATCGACCCAGAATTAGGTCTCTTGCTCGCCTACAGAAAAAGAAAAGGTAACCCGGTTAAAGGTCACCGCTTCTTAAAATCTGTAGAGGTAAGCAACGCAACTGCGTTAGCGCAGTGCATCCACGAGGCTGCTTTTCCGAGGGGCTTCCAAGACGGTTTGGGAACAAACAACGTATTGGAGATACTCCGCGAGAAAGAGCCACGCTCTAAGGACGTGTGCGCACCAAGGCCACTATACGATATATTAATTATCGGGGCAGGATCCTTCCTGCCATAGCCATGGTGACGCTCACGTACAAGCGTGGATGTGACAAAAGTACCAGTAAGGGCTTGACTCAAGCCCCGTGCTTGAAGGTAGCTCCCGATAGGGATAAACCAATCAACCACGAACGAGTATGGCATCTTTTCCCAAAGGATAGATGCCGGGTCAGTAAGACCAGAAAGCTGAATCGGGTCCTTTTCGTAGATAACGGCCTTGATCGACTTCCGAGTATAAACCTCAGAGTTACTCAAGAACCAGTTACCTGCTGTCCAGGACACTTTTCCGCCGACTACTCGTGATACTTTCAGGGTCTGCTGAATTGGAACATTAAGCTGGTGCGACAAAAACTGCGCACCACCATAAACGTCGTTCAACAGAGGTTTCCAGCCGTACTGAAGCTCAAGCCATCTGTCCTGAATAATCCTCTTAGGGGGAGAGCCACGCGCTCCCTTCATTCGAGAATTATGTCCGGCTAGTTGGATAGAAGCCTCGACCCAATTACCTTTTTGCAGCGCCATTATCCCTTTGTTAATGCGGATAGCAGCATTGGCAATCATTCCTAGCGTCTGATTCAATTCTGCGAGCATAACTGCAGCATTGAAATCAGAGCCAGCAACGCGCGTGCGAATCTTATCGATCAGTTTAAGGTCATCGTTAGACGACCAACCCTGAGTTACGGTAAGACCTGCAATATTGGCCATCGTATTGTTAGAGAAGTTACCAACACCGGAATAGGTGTAGTTAACAACCCCATCAGTCTGATTAAGCCAAGAGCAGGTGTACGCATGCTCGGCAAGGCGGGCCCTTTTAGGTAGTCTAGAATACACTTTACGCGGTCGAGTAGTATAAGACTCTAGGATTTTCTCCCGGGTCTTAACCTTTACGACTCGCGTCTTCACAACGGGCACTTTATAATAACCCTTCACAGGGCTACCAAAAAGAGTACCCGGCGCACTTTTCGCCGCGCGCACAAATGCGATGCGACGAGACTCTCTTTTCGAACGAGGCTTAAGCTTTTTGAGCTTGGACTTCAGATGAGGAGAGGGCGTGCGACGTAAGGGAAAAGCATCCAGCGGAACCTTAGGTTCTGAAGGAAGCTTCTTCCAAACGTAGTGAACCTTGGACCGGCGCACAAGCTTGACACCTTTTAAGGTGGAAAAGCGATAGCGAACCTGCCCAGGAGTGTATGTGTTGGTACGCAACGGCTTACCGGAAGGATAATTACCACCACTAAAGTTTTTAGTTTGGTAATCACCAACCGTGTAAGGACCGGAATAGCGACCAGCAACAGACGTACGAAGGTTACGGATATACGAACCTGTAGTCATACAAAGCTACCGTCGCAGCTATGCGACAGAGAAGATCCCCACAAGGTCGGGGTACATTTCAAGGATACTATCGATAAAATCGATATCTGGTTGGTCTAATGGCCATTTAAGCCATATGACAACCGAGATTCCGATAGCAAAGATAAGACCCATGATGTACTCCTACTGAGGGGGG